GCACTGGGATATAAATTACTAGCATTGGAACAATTAGCAGCACAAAAGGAAATGTATTTCAAAAAGGCTATTAATCAAAGATTAGAACTTATGATAGATTTTCATAACTTAAAAATAAAATCTACCGATATTCAAAAAGTCTTTACTAGAAATGTTCCAAAGAACTTAGTAGAAGCAGCTGACACAGCTCAAAAGTTACAAGGAATAGTATCACATGAAACTATCTTATCTATTTTGCCTTTCATAGAAGATGCAAAAGGTGAATTAAAAAAAATAAAAGCTGAAGAAGATATCAATGCAGAAAAAGATATGAATACTCCACTTGGAGTTGGTGCTAATGGCTCAGAAGAATAGAGATTATTGGGAAGAAAGGCAAGTTAAAAGAGAAGCTAAGGCGTTTTCTACAATACAGGATATTGAAAAAGAGTATAAGATTGCACTTGAAAAGGCTAAGCAGGATATAAATAAAGAGATTTCTAGAATAACTACAACTTATATGAATGATAATATTCTAAATTATAATGAAGCTTTGAAACTTTTAAAAGGTGATGATTATAAAGTTTGGAAAAAAGATTTACATGATTATATGAAAGAATATAAGAATCTTTTAAAAACAGCACCATTAGATGCTCAAAAATTATATTTAGAAATTGAAACATTATCTGCTAAAAGTAGAATTAGCCATTTGGATAGTCTTAAAGCTCAAATAGATATGGAATTTACTAAGTTGATTTTTGGAGTTGAAGATAGCAGTAAAAATGCTTTAAATTCTGTTTATAGAGATACTTTTTTAGAAGTAACAAAAGATTTAGGAATTAATGCTATTGTTAGTAGGGATAAGATAAAAACAGTTTTAGACAAGCCTTGGAGTGGTGCCAATTTTTCTCAAAGGCTTTGGAGTAATACAGATAAATTAGCTCAAACAGTTAAACAAGAAATAGTTAATGGTATGATACAAGGTATTAATCTTAAAACTATGAGTAAAAGAGTTTCTGAAAGATTTGAGACAGCTAAAAAGAATGATGTTGAAAGACTTCTAAGAACTGAAGTTAATTACGTTTTAAATCAAGCAACCTTAGATGGATATAAAGAAGCAGGAATAGAAAAATATGAGTTCAGTGCTACTTTAGATAGTAGAACAAGTCAAATTTGTTCTGAGCTTCATGGAGAAGTATTTGAAATAAAAAAAATTGCAGTAGGACTTAATTATCCACCAATGCACCCAAGGTGCAGAAGTACAACTATCCCAATAATTGATTATGAAAGTTTAGTTAAACAAGGTAGAGAAGAACTTGAAAAGAATAATTATATTTTAGATGATTCTAATAATGGACCATTGACAAATGATGAAAATAAGAGTATAACTAAAGAAAAAGATAATTTTGAAAAAGCTATAGATAAAGTTTTAGAACATGGAAATAAAACAGGAACAGAAGCTCTTATGTGGTTAGATTTAAATGGAAATGAGATAGTTCCATTTGCTACAGGGGATAAAAATTCTGTGAGTATTCCAAGAGAAACAATTTTATTTTTAAGTAAACAATCAGAATCTACTATTATCTCTTTGCATAATCATCCTTCTAGTTCATCATTTTCTCCCGAAGATATGAATGTGGCCTGTATATTGCCTTCTGTAAAAGAAATGAGAGTTGTAGGACATGATGGTACTAGATATTATTTAGAAATTGGAACTGGAGAAAGAAAAAGTTTAAAAGTAATAAGGAAAACTTATGATGAAATTGGTCGTGATTTTGAAAGTGAGTATTGGAAATTATGCAGTGATTTAGGGGATAACAAAAAAGCATGGAAAGAGGTTTCGCATATGATAAATGAATCTCTAGCTAAAAAATTTGGTTGGAAATATAGGAGGGAAAATAATGAATAAAAAAATATTAGTTCCAGACGAATATTTTATTGATTACTCTTTAACAAAAGAAGAAAGAGAAAAAAAAGGAAAAGAATATGAAGATGCTTGTAATAAAGTAGAGGAACAGTGGGATTTAGACAATAAAAAAGAAAACAAATAAAATAAATTATAAAGCACTTAGCTAAAAACTAGGTGCTTTTTTTATTGCAAAGAAAGGAGGTATAGAGATAAATATTGTCGTACTGGAGGACATAAAACACCTGGATAAAATATAGTCAAACAGGACTTTAAACAGGAGGATAAAATGAAAAATTTTAAATTTAATATTCAACTATTTGCAGAATCAGGAGAAGCAAAAACATTTACTCAAGAAGAAGTCGATAAAATGATAGAAACTAGGCTTAAAAGAGAAAATGAAAAGTTTGAAAAAACCAAAAAAGAACTTGAAAGACAGCATAACGAATCTATTGAAGATTATGAAGAAAGAATAAAAAATGCTAATCTTTCTGCAGAAGAAAAGCATAAAAAAGAACTTGAAAAGATTCAAAAAGATTTAGATGCCAAAAATGCTGAACTTACAAAAATAAAAACAGATGAAATCAAAAGAACTACATTAGCAAAGTACAAAATGCCAGATAAATTTTTAGATAGAATTACTGGAGCTAATGAAGAAGAAATAGAAGCATCCGTTAAGGGTTTTGCTGAAACAATGGGAGAATATGTAAAATCTCTTGGTGCTAGTGGAGTACCAGGTGCAATGAATGGCGGAAGTAATGGTGGAGCCGATAAAAAGGCTCAATTAGAAGAATTAAAGAGAAAGGCTTTTGAAACTGGTTCTGATATAGACAGAGCTAATTACGTGAGAGCTAAACAAGAATTTGAAGCAGAAAATGCAGGAGGTAATGATTAATGAAACACTATAAAACACTTTTAGGAATGACAGAATTTAACATCCAATTATTTGCAGCACCACAAACAGATAGTAAAATTCGTTCAGGAAGTCAATCAATTTCAAATGACATTTCTGATGAATTAACATTGATAAATCCAAATACATCTCAAATAATTTCTCATATTTTAAGAGGTGGAAGAATTGGAACAGCTACATCAACTACTATTGAATGGGTTGATACATATGAAAGAAAAACAAACTCAACTTTAAAAGTCGCTTTAAATGCTGGAGCAACTGAAATTCAAGTAGTTGATGCGGATGTATTAGTTAAGGATGCTTTATTATCTATTGAAGATGAAATAGTTAAAATAATTAAAGTTAAAATTGATAACAAAGCGGATGTTACAAGAGGTTATGCAGGAACAACTTCTACTGCTGGGACTATAGCAGCAAATACAATAGTTCAAAGTTTAGGAATCGAAATGGAAGAAGGGGGAGAATTAAAACCTTCAACTGTTAGATTGTCTAAGCATATAACAAACAATACAGGTATTATCTATGATACATATGACGTTACCGAAACTATGAAACATATAAACCCACAAGGACAAGGTGGATTAAGTGCAAGAGAAATAGAATCTCAAAAGAAAAAAGATGAATTATTAGGAACTATGGAAAATAGGCTTTTAAATGGAATTAAATATATTAATGGAGATATAAGACACTCTGCAGGAATCAAATCTTTAATTAAAGAACACGGAATAGTTTTAGATGCGGGAAATCAACCTTTCTCAATAGAGTTATTGACTACAGCTGTAAAAGCAATAGTTGACAAAGGAAATCCTGGAGCTGCTGATTTACAATCAAGAAAATATTTTGTTTGTGTACCTTGGGCTATTAGCGTTCAAATTAATAAAATGAATAAAGATTTTGCTAGAACAGATATAACAGAAAAAGTAACAGGATCTAAAATAACAGAAATAGTTACAAATGCTGGTGTTGTATCAGTATTCCCAGCTATGTCTTTAGCGGCAAATGAATTTTTGTTAATTAACTTGAATGAAGTGAGTTTAGAACAATTATATCCAATAAAAGAAGAATTAGCTGCAAAAACACGTTTAGCAGATACTTACTTTTTCCATGGAGAGTATGCTCACAAAATAAAAAAATTACCATTCCAAGTACATGTTAAAAATGTAAAAATATAATAGGAGGTTGTAATGGCAAAAGATAACAAAAAGCAAAATGAAGAAGTAATTGAAGAACTAAATGGAACAAATGAGATAATGGAAGAAAAAGAAGAAACAACTTTTCATTCTAGTTATAAAAATTTAATTATAGCTGGAACTTCTATTCAATTCAAAGATGGAGTTTACTCAACATCAGATGAAACAGAAATAGAAGTATTGAGAAATAATAACCTTGTGACTGAGGCAGGAGAATAAAAACTCCTGCTTTTATCATATTAGGAGGTTAAACATGGAAGAAATTTACAATAAAATAATTGAAAAAGTGAAAGAATTAACTCCTATTAGCAATGAGGCTAGATTGAAAATTCAAGTAACTATTTTAGTTAAAAAAGCTTCGAACTTTATGAATAGAGATGATTTTCCAGTTGAGTTAATAGAACCATTTGCAGAGCATTTAGCATTAAAAACTATTGAAGAAACAAACTTACAAGGGAATATTTCTAAAGTAACTGAGGGAGATACCACAATAGAATATAACACAAGTAGTAACTCTACTGATGAAATGTTTTTATCTTTAAAAAATCAATTATTTAGATTTAGGAAGTGTAGTAGTGGATGAATATGGTGGAGCATTTGAAGAACAAAGAGAAATATTAAAAGATATCCCTTGTAGACTTTCACAAAAATGGTTGAGAAGTGTTACACCAGGACCAGTTAATAGCAGTGGACAAGAATATAAACTGTTTGTAGGATTAAATGTAGATATTAAACAAAATGATTTGTTGAAAATCACAAGAAAAGCAGATGGAGAACTTTATATTTTTAAAGCATCTAAACCTTTGGCTTACAACATCATAAAACACAAGGAAATAGCCTTAATAGAAGTTTCTGAAAACGAGGTAGATTATGGAGCTTAAAGGTTTCAAAGAGTTTGACAAAATTCTTGATGAAATAAAAATAAAAGCTCCTCAAGCTACTGAAAAATTTTTAATGTTACAAGCTGAAGAGTTAAAAAAAGATGTTAAAGAATTAACACCCGTCGACACTGGTACTTTAAAGAATTCTTGGCAAAGAGAAAATGGAAAAAGATTAACTGGAAAAGCATTCTCTCAAATAGTATTTTCTATGACATCATATGCACACCATGTTGAATATGGGCATAGAACAGGAAGAAACAAAACTAAATTTGTCAGAGGTAGATTTATGCTTAGAACAGCAGTAGCTATGAGACAAATTAAATTCTATAAAGATTTAAAAAATTTTTATGGAGGATTGATAAAAAAATGAAATGGTCAGATATAAGGAATGCATTAAATAAGATTATTTCAGAAAAGTTAAAGGTAAATCCTTATAGTGAAGATATAGACAATGTCAAAAAACCTTGTTTTTTCATAGATTTAGTTAGTTATAAAAAAGAATTTAATTCTGAATATAGAGAGCTAAAAACAATAGATATTGATGTTATCTATTATCCAAAAACTAATGGAAAGCTAACTAATGCTGAGATATTAGAGAATTTAGAAAACTTAGATGATGCTTTAGAAATAGAAGGTAAAAAGGTTTTACATGTATTGGATAGATATCTAACTTTAAGAAATACAGATATAACTATTGTAGATAGAGTAGGTCATTATGTCTTTACATTGAGTTTATATGACTTATATGGAAAACCTTATGATTATGAGTTAATGCAAGACTTAAAATTAAGATTTGATGAAGGAGGTAATAATTAATGGGAAATGAAGTAGGACAAATAAAGCCATTCCCTGATTTGAAGGTCGCATTTGAAACTTTAGCTAGAACAGCTATACAAAGAAGTGCTAGAGGAATTGCTTGTTTAATTTTAAAAGATAGTAAAAAAACTACAAAATGGGTTACATTAAAAACTATAGCTGATTTGAGGGATAAAGAGTGGGATACTAAGAATGTTAAATACATTAAATTAGCAATGCACTATGGAGCTAATAAAGTATTAATAAGAGTACTGCAAACAGGTGAAAACTTAGATGATGCCTTAGGTGAATTTGAACAAAGAAAAATGCATTGGTTAGCATATCCTGGAGCAGAGCAAGCAGATGACCAAAAACTTGTAACTTGGACTAAACAAGTTTTTGGAACTGATGGAGCTATTGGTAAAAATGTAAAATATGTATCTAGCTTTGCAAATAATACAGATCATGTTGCTATTGTAGAACTTGCTAATCCAGGAACATATAAATCTATTTATGGAGATTTTACGGCTCAAG